CCAGGATTACAAAGTGGTCCTGGGGTCCGTCCCGGTGAGGCGGCTACGTTATGCCGTGGGCCAGCCCATGGGAGCTCATTCCTCCTGGGGAGTATTCGCTTTATCTCACCACGCTTTAGTACAATGGGCTGCGAATCGTTGCGGGTACAGAGAATGGTTTGTGGAGTACGCACTGTTGGGAGACGACGTGGTTATATTTAACCGCGACGTCGCCCACGAGTATCGCCGACTAGTTCGTCGAATGGGAGTAATTATCTCTCCCACCAAGTCGTTAGTTCAGGCTACGGGTGTGTTTGAATTTGCGAAGAAGTTTGCCTTCTGAGGGGATGATTGGTCACCTCTTTCCTTTAAGGAGTTCGCAGTGGCAAACAGAAGTTTGACTACTGCGATAGAGATGGTCAACCATTGTGCCTCGTCGGCAGAACTTCGGCTAGCTAGTGTGTTGCGTGCTTTTGGATTCGGCTATCGGTCGACGGCACTATTGTCTAAGGACGTAGCGTCGTTTGCCGGTCGCCGCCTCCGGCGGTATGTCGTAAGCCTCCTTCACCCCACGTGTGTCTTAGGGCGGAAGCACTATGACGCATGGCTGGGTGTCACCCGGCCATATGATTATTCAGTGGTCGGTGATGATGTTCGGGATGACGTGATGCAGTATTTGCGTGATTATTTTATTGATCGCGTAAGTATGGCTATGGTGCCGTTTGTTCCGCTAATGGAGAGAGTTGAGTTCCTTCGACAAAAATTTGTCATGGGACCTCGTCTCCGTGAGGGGTCATGGGGGACCGCTCCTCCGTTTGTTGAACTGGCGGTGTTAAGAGCCGTTGTAGAGCGTCTTCGGGAGATTGAAGTAGGGCTTTTAGTGCCGTTTGAAGGGAGTCTAGCAGACGAATATAATCACTGGTCTTCCGTTTTGAAAGAGCTTGAGGCTCTTCGGCCGATTAGGGATTTATTCGAGAGACCGAAACCAGAGGATCCACAGTTTCTATTCTCCGAATTGAAATTGTGGGAAACTCTGTCTAGGTTAGTTGCTCGGCAGCGTTTGGTTTATAAGAAGCTTTCTACTCTTGTCATGAACTCGTTTAAATTAAGAGAGTTACGCAAGCCCTCGGGTGAGGACTAGCAACATGAGTTTTGGGAGTGGGTGGATTATAGATGGAAGCGTCCCGCGTATCCGAGGTGAGGGTGTATGAAATTGGGAAGCCAGAGCCAGTGATGGTTTTGGTATGGGTGTCTTCCCTATCCAAGGGCCACGTTGTGGACCCGCGGACAAAAGATTTTAAGGTGGC